GCGAACTGTATTCCGCAGAAGTGCCTGATGGTGCGCTGGTGCTGACCTGTGGAGTTGATACACAGGATGATCGTCTGGAATATGAGGTTGTCGGCTATGGCCTGCACAATGAGACCTGGGGCATTCGCCGCGGGCAGATCATGGGCAGACCGGACAATCCTGATACATGGGCAGCGCTGGACGATATCATCGATCACGTATACCGATACGAGGATGGCAAAGGCTTAAAGATCAGCATGACGCTGGTTGATGAAGGTGGCCATTTCACGCAGGATGTGCGCTTGCAATGTCGTCAACGTATCGGCAAGAAGGTGTTCTGCTGCAAGGGCTTTTTCGGCGACAGGCCGTATACCCAGCCACCGAAGCAAATGCGCATCGTGATCAATGGTCGGCATATGGGAATGTGTTGGCAATATCAGATCGGCGTCGATGCCGGCAAGCAGAATATCATGGACAACCTGCGCGTGCAATCGCCTGGATCACGATACTGCCATTTCCCGCTGAATGAGGATTGCGGGTATGGTCATGTGTTTTTCACCGGCCTGCTGTCCGAGCATCTGGTGTACAAGGAAAAATCACGGCATCCTTGGCAATGGGAAAAGATACCCGGCCATGAGCGCAATGAGCCGTTGGACTGCCGCAACTATGCCAACGCCGCTTTCAAGGTGATGTCTCCTGACATGGACGCGGTTTTTCGCCGCAGGAAGGGACAACCGGATGACGGCGGGCAGAGCAGACCGGCAATAAGGAAGAAGCCTCAAACACAGAGACGCACATCGCTGAATAAATACTTTGACGAATGGTAGGTGGCATCATGAAAGACAAATCGGACATCCGCATACGGCTTGATTATCATAAGTCTATGCTGGAAAAACTGCGCACCGCATACGTGAAGCTGCTTGAAGGCGGTGTGAAGTCCTACACCATCGACGACAGAAGCCTGACGCGGTTCGATCTGGACAAGCTGAAGGATGAGATCGCCGATGAGGAAAACACCGTGGACGAGCTGACGGCGATGCTGAACGGCATGAAACCGCGCCGCGCGTTTGGTGTTCTTCCTCGGGACTGGTAACAGGATAATGGCCCGCATGGGCGTTATCAGCGCTGCGGTGCGGAGTTTCGCTCTCCTTTCGTCACGCCGCAGCGCTTTATATTGGCAAGATTGGAGGTGACACGATGGGTAATACAGGACGCCCAATGGCAAGCGGGTATAGTGACGCAGGAGCCAGCACGGTCAGACGAGCGTTGAAGGGATTCAAAGCCTATTCATCCTCTCCGAACGAGGACATCAACTGGAACAATTACACGCTCCGTCAGCGGGCGCGTATGCTGTTCATGTCTTCGCCTGTCGCCGCCAGCGCTATCAAAACAAACCGGACAAAGGTTGTCGGCACAGGGTTGACGCTCAAAAGCAGTATTGAGCATGAAGCCCTCGGCCTGACGCCCGAAGCGGCCAAAGCATGGCAGCAGAACACGGAACGTGAGTTTGCCATCTGGGCTGAGAAACGAGAAAACTGCGATGCCATAGGGATGAACGATTTCGCCGGTATGCAGCAGTTGGCCATGTTGTCCTGGCTGATGAACGGCGATGTATTCGCTCTGTTTCAATGGGTGAAGGAAACGCCGGCCAATCCGTATCAGCTGCGCGTGCACATGATCGAAGCTGACAGGGTAAGCACTCCCGTTGGTTATGGCAAGCTGTCAGGCGTTCGCATGACAGACGGCATCAATCCAGCCAACGGCAACAAAATCTATGACGGCGTAGAAGTGGACAAGCGCGGCATGGTGCTGGCATATCACATCTGCAATGCCTATCCGAATCAGGTTATTCGGGAAAAGGTGGATTGGCAGCGCGTCGTTGCCTATGGCAAGCGCACGGGCATGCCGATGATCCTGCATGTCATGGACTCCGAACGATGCGACCAGTACAGAGGCGTGACATACCTTGCGCCGGTTATTGAATCGCTGCTGAATATCAGCCGATACACACAGTCTGAGCTGATGGCCGCGCTGATTCAGTCGTTCTTCACGGCATGGATTAAGACCAACACGGACGCTTCGGACATCCCGATCAATGAAGTCGGGTACGGCGATCCGGACGAACCGATGCCAGACAGCGATCTGTCGCAGACGGAGAATGAATATGAGATGGGTCCAGGCACGGTAATCCATCTGAAGCCCGACGAGGAAGTGAATTTCGGGAATCCGAACATTCCCTCGCAGGGCTTCGATGCGTTCTTCAAGGTCATCTGCAAGGAGATCGGCGCCGCACTTGAAATCCCATATGACACGCTGCTGAAGGAATTCAACGCCAGCTACAGCGCATCCCGCGCCGCGCTGATGGAAGCGTGGGAAGGATTCAAGATGCGCCGCAAGTGGCTGGTCAATATGTTCTGCCAGCCGATCTATGAGCGATGGCTGTGTGAAGCCGTGGCCATAGGCAGAATCAAAGCGCCGGGATTCTTCTCTGATCCGCGCATCCGCGCCGCGTGGTGCAAGGCCAGATGGATTGGCCCTGTTCAGGGACAGCTTGACCCCACCAAGGAAGTCAAGGCCAATATCCTCGCCGTTGCACATGGATACAAGACGCATGAGCAGGTGGCCATTGAATACGGCGGCGACTGGAACGAGAACATTGAGTAGCTGAAAAACGAGGCTGCGGCGCTGGCTGAAATCAGCATGAATGACCCTAACGCGGAACGGCTCAGTCAGGAACCGGACGACCCGGAGAAAGGAGACGGCGACAATGCCCAACAGACCTAAAACCGTGCTGACCCGCCCATGCTATACGCTGGCTGTGGACGGGAAGCATGTTGACCTGACCATGTACGGCCAGATCGTGGAATCGTGGCCGGTTGACTGGTGGACCGGCGAGAAGATCGACGGACAGTTTATTGTCCTGAAGGACTTCATGGCCGATCTCGATTCCATCAAGGATGCAGAGACGATCACGATCCACATGAACAGCGTAGGCGGCGACGGCTATAGCGCCATCGCGATTCACAATATCCTGCGCGCTCTGCCTGCCGAAAAGACGGGCATCGTGGAGGGCGTTGCCATGTCTGGCGGTTCGCTGATCCTCTGTGCCTGCGAACACACCAAGACATATGCGAACACGCTGATTCTGTGGCATCATGCCTGGTCATACGTTTGGGGCGCATATAACGCGCCTGGCATTCACAAGCTGGCCGAAGGCCTTGAATCTATGGACAAGGCGCAGGCAGAAATCTATATGCGCAAAACCGGAAAGACGCTCGATGAGGTCATGGCCATCATGGATGACGAGAAAACCCTGACCGGTCGTGAAGCGCATGAGATGGGCCTGATCGACGAACTACTGGACGATGCCGAGGAAGAAGACCTCGACATTGCCGTCAGCGCCGACAGGCAGACGCTTTTCGTGAAGGGACACGGCATGAGGATTGCCGCGCTGGGTTCCATTCCGGAAGGCATTAAGACGGTCGAAACCGCACCGGGGAGCGGTTTGGATAATACATTGCCTGAAGCTTCAGGCAGAACAGAAGGAGGTACAACCATGCCACAGACCCTTGAAGAACTCCGGAAGGAAAATCCGGAACTGGCTAACGCTCTGTTTGCCGAAGCGCAGGCTTCCGTCAACACGGATGCGGTGAATGCCGAACGGCAGCGTCTGGCCGATATCGACGCCATCGCCGGTCTGTACGACGATGAAACTGTCCGCGCCGCGAAGTACGGCGAGAATGCCTGCACCGCACAGGAGCTGGCGTATCGCGCCGCGCTGGAAACCGCGAAGCAGGGCAAGCAGTTCCTCAATGATTCCCGTCAGGATTATCAGGAAAGCAATGCCGATAATGTCGGCGCTGCGCCTGCGTCTGAGGATGAAGATAAGCCCATGACGAATGCTGATCTGTTCGCTGCCGGTAAGGCTGCGGCGGAGCAGGCGCTGGGCAAGAAGAAGGAGGCTTAAATCATGGCTACTCGTGATCTGCATGAAAAGGTCGGCTCTGTTGAGTTCGACCAGCTTTTCGCCAGCATCGACCCGCCCGCCCGTGTTCGCGGCGGCACCATTCGTAAGCTGGGTGCAAAGGCCACCCTGAAGCGGGGCACCATTCTCGCCCGTAGCTCTGGCAGCGCCGGCGATGACAAGCTGGTGATCCTCGGCACCACTGCCGCCAGCAACGAAACGCTGACCGCCGATTGCATCCTGTGCGATGACATCGAGGTCGGCACCACCAACGATGAGAACGTTGTTGTGTACTACACCGGCAGCTTCAACATCGATGCGGTAATCGTTGCCGCCAACTACACCATCACTGCCGCCGACAAGGACGCTCTGCGTGTGCGCGGCATCCTGCTCGACACGCTGATGGCGCCCTAAAAGGAGGGAAGAAACATGTCCGTCAACATCGATATCCTGAACACCTATTACATGATGGGTCTGTGGGAGGGCCTGTCTCCGGTCAATACCTTCTTCCGTGACCGGTATTTCCCCACCGAATCTGGCGACATCTACGCCGCTGATAAGGTGCTCTGCGAGTACCGTGACGGCGATCACGGCATGGCGCCCTTCATGGTGGAACGCGCCGAACCGATTGCCATTGGCCGTCTCGGTTACGAGATCCACGAATACTCCCCGACGAAGCTGGCGCAGAGCTGCCCGCTGACGCTGGACGACCTGAGGAAGCGCGGCTTCGGCGAAGCGATCCTGTCCACCAGCACTGAAGCGGAACGCGCGACCCGCATTGTCATGGAGGACTTGCAGCGCCTTGAACGCCGGTTCGCCCGCGCTGAGGAATGGCTGTGCGCTCAGACCATGATCAACAACGGCTTCTCCGTCAATGAGATGATCGACAAGAACACCATTGGCAATGTGGCCACCGTGCAGTACTACGACGCTGTAAAGGGCAACGATGGCCTGTACACCATCGGCGGTGGCCAGTGGGCAAAGAACAGCGACTTCTCTGTGATCGTCGCCGATGTCCGCGCCATGTGCCGCGCGTTGTCTCAGCGCGGCCTGCCGCACACCGATCTGATCGTCGGTCAGGCCGTTGCGGATGTGCTGCTGAACAACGCGGATTTCCGCAGCTTGGTCAACCGCGAAAGCGGCATCGTCATCGCCAGCCCGATTTCTCAGGAGCTCACGAAGTATGACGGCGTGTCCCTGCTGGGCATCATCAACTTCGCCGGCTATCGCCTGAACGTGATCGTCGTTGACGAGCAGTACAAGGCTGCGAACGGCACCATTACCAATTACTTCCCGGCCAAGAGCATCATGGTCACCGCGCCCGGCGCCGGCCATCTGATGTATGCGCATATCACGCACATCGATGATAACGGTGTGTACAGCACCATCACTGGCAAGCGTGTGCCCGACCTGTTCGTGGATCGCAAGCGCAAGACCCGCGAGATCATCCTTGAAGCCCGTCCTCTGGCGGCTCCGAAAAATTATTCTCCGTGGGTGTACGCGGCAAACGTCGTGGCGTAAGCCAGGCAGAAAGGAGAGCACACCATGGCGATTGTGCAAATCGTAAACGGAACCTACGGTTACCGCCCGGATGGAAGCAACTACGTCGTGCCCGTCACTCCGCGTGATCTGCCGATCAGCGTGAGCGATGAAGAGGCGAAACGGCTGGTTGATCTGGGCGTGGCCGTCTACGTCGGCGAAGGAGCCGTTGCAACGGCCCCCTCGCCCGATTCTGACGCCTGCCCTATCTCCAATAGCCCCAGCGATGAAGACGGCGAGAGCGGCGATTCTGACCCCGCAGAAGGCGCTGTTCCCGACATCGAAACGCTGAAGGGCATGAAGATGGAGGACCTGCGCGCCATGGCTGAGAATCTGGGCATCGAAAGCGCGGGCAGCGCCAAGAAAAAGAGTGAGCTGATCGAAGCGATCAGCGAAGCAGCCTCGGTTCCCTCTGTCGAGGATGTGGTGGAATGAGCTTCCACGACATGGTCGAAGCCGACAACGCGAACGTGTTCCTCGATCCGGATTTCTTCGGAGAAGAGCATACCGTCGTGTATGACGGCGTAACCTATACAGGCGTCAACTGCGTCATAAGCCAGCTGAAGGAGCAGGACAGGACCACGAAGATGCGCGACCACGCGCAGGGCCTGTACCTGGTAACGGCCATATTCCACTGCCGCATCGCGGATCTCGGAGGGATACTCCCTGAGAAGGGCGGGAGGATCCGCATCAGCGAAGGCCGGTTCCTCCGGGACTATTACGTCTCGCAGGCCGGATGCGACATGGGCATGGTTCGTCTCGAACTGGAGGCGATTGACGAATGAGCATGATCAAGGTCGAAAGCGTCGGCCAGAACACGCTCGACAGGGTGAACAAGATTCTGGCCGGCATCCAGAATGGCGGCGGCGCGATCAAAGCTGTCTATCAGGCGGCGAAGCGCGCGGGCGAACGCGCCAAGACAGAAGCGGGACGGTTCGCGGGCGCCGAGTACACCATCGGCAAGGGCGGATTCATGTCGCACTGCAAGATCCAGACACACGCCTCGGGCGGGTCCGGAGGCGCTTCGAGCGTGAGCATCACGTTCGCCGGGCAGGTCATTCCCCTGATCGAATTCAACACGCGATGGTCGAAAGGCGGCGGTCTGACAACCACGGTCAAGTCCGGCAGCACGGCGACGCTCTCACACGCGTTCGCTGCGCCGGTCTACGGCTCGACGCAGGCGCACGAGCACGTCAACGGCACAACCGGCGGCGTGAAGACCCTGTACGGCCCGTCCACTGGCCAGATGATGCAGAACGAGAAGATCATCCAGCAGATGGACAAGGTCATCGCGGAGACATTCGAGGAAAGGATCGACCATGAGATCGGCCGCATCCTTGCAGGGATTGGAGGGTGAGCATGTACATCAACGATCCGCTTCCCGGGGCGTCGAAGACTTCCCTGCTGGAAGCGCTCAGGGACACGACGCTTGCCGCCACAGCTGAACTCCTGCTCCCTGTCCGGGTACAGGGCGCGGATGAGGAAGCGACCGAGCGGCGGGCAGCGGTCTATATCGGGCGTCTGCCAGACACAAAGCAGAGCACGAAGAAAGCGCCGTACATACTGCACCAGCTCGTCAACAGCGCGCACAAGCAGGAACCGGGCGAACAGCTTCAAAGCAAGGCGGTTGTACGCTCGATCTTCTGCGTGTACAGCGATGACGAGCAGGAAGGAACCATGCAGCTGATCAACCTGATGGAGCGGCTGCGCATCGCGCTTTTGAAGAACCCGCTCATCGGGGACAATCAGTTTGAATGCGACTTTCAGGAAGGGCTGGAAGACATCGTATACCCGGACGATACGGCCCCGTACTATCTGGGCGAGATCATCACAACGTGGGATCTGCCGCCCATCAAGAGGGAGGTGCGGTATTGGTAATCGAGGACTTCTACGCCTATATCGGGCCGAGCATTCGCGGCGTGATACAGCGCAACACGCTGTATACGGGTACGCGCGCCGAGATCGAAGAATCGCTGTCCGCACAGATAGCAAAGTACCCGCGCATCAAGGCGCTGATCGTCGGCGGCAGCACGCTGGCGACTGATCGCGCCAATATCAAAACACCCGGCAATTATCTCTACGACCAGAACCGGAGATTCATTGCCGAGCTGAAGAAAACCGAAGGAGGAAACCACAATGGCTAATCATGGCGTATTCGTAACCGAGCGGGGCACCGCCGTCACTTCGCCTGTAGAAGTGCCGAGCGGCGTTGCCTTTGCGATTGGCTGCGCTCCCATCCAGGCGGCGGATCATCCCGCGACGCCCGGCGTGCCGATTCTCTGCCACAGCTGGGATGAGGCGGTGGACGCGCTCGGCTATTCCGATACCTGGACGAGCTACAACCTCTGCGAGGTCATGTACTCCCACTTCCATCTCTACTCGGCGCAGCCCATCATCTTCCTGAACCTGCTCGACCCGGCGACCATGAGCAGCGCCGTCACGTCCGCTGCCAAGGCCGTATCGGGACACAAGATCTATCTCGAAATCAACGCGATCGACGACGAGAATCTCGTCGTCAAGAAGGGCAACACCACGCTGGTGAAGGGCACCGACTACGTGACCTATTACACGTTTGACGTGAAGGGCACCGGCAACAGCCTGACCATCGAGCTGCTGGCGACCGGCGCGGCCTACTCCGAGGCTTCCCTCGACGTGGCGTACAACAAGGTCACGCCCGCTACGGTGAACACTTCCGCTGTGATCACCGGCATCGAGAAGGTCGAGCTGTGCATGACCACGCTGGGCGTCGTGCCTGACGTGCTGCTGGCTCCCGGCTACAGTGAAACCCCGTCCGTTGCCGCGGCCCTGGCCGCGAAGGCCGCCTCGATCAACGGCATGTTCCGCGCCAAGGCGCTGGTGGACATCCCCACGAGCACCGCGACCGTGTATACCGAAGCCGTGACCGAGAAGAATTCCAGCGCGCTGACCGACGAGAACATGATCGTCTGCTGGCCGATGGTGAAGCTGGCCGGGAAGAAGTACCACATGAGCACGCATCTGGCGGGCATCATCGCCGTGACGGACGCCGAGTACGGCGCTCCCTACGCCAGCCCGTCCAACCACACCATGCAGATCGATTCCATGGTGCTGGCCTCCGGCGCGGAGGTGCTCATGACGCTGGCGCACGCGAACCAGCTGAACGCCAACGGCATCGTGACCGCGCTGAACTTCATGGGCGGCTATGTCGCCTGGGGCAACTACACCGCCTGCTATCCCGGCAGCACCGACGTGAAGGACTACTTCATACCGGTGAGCCGCATGTTCGACTGGGTGGCCAACACTCTGATCACCACCTTCTGGGGCCGTCTGGACATTCCGATGACCCGCCGCATGGTGGACAGCGTGATCGACACCGCGAACATCTGGATGAACGGCCTGACCGGCTCCGGTTACATCCTGGGCGGCCGCGTGGAAATGCTGGAAAGCGAGAACAACGCGGCGAACCTGATGGCGGGCATCGTGAAGCTCCACGTGTACATGACCCCGCCGTCTCCCGCGCAGGAGATCGATTTCTCGCTGGAATACGACGTGAGCTACCTCGAAGAGGCGTTCGCGTAAACGAAAGGAGGAGAGAACATGGCAAAGCAGCCTGAGGCATACATCGATTTTGAAGTCTACGAGGGCAAGACGAACTACATGGGCATCGCCCGCGCCACCCTCCCGAACATCAACTACCTGACCCAGCAGATCACCGGCGCTGGCATCGCCGGCAACGTCGAGGCCGTGCTGACCGGCATGGTGGACGCGATGAGCCTGACGCTCGAATTCCGCAGCGCCACGGACGCGGCGGTCACGCTGATGAAGCCGGTCAAGCACGAGATCGACCTGCGCGTCGCCGAGCAGTACTGGGACACCGTGAAGCAGGCGAAGCAGATCCTGGCCGACAAGTACGTGATGACCGTCGTGCCGAAGAACTTCTCGCCCGGCTCCATCGCTCCGGCTTCCGCGGCGGACACCTCCAGCGAGTACAGCGTGTACTACTACGCCGGCTTCAAGAACAACAAGAAGCTGTGGGAGATCGACCCGTTCAACTACATCTGCAACGTGGGCGGCAAGGACTACATGGCCGACGTGCGCAAGGCGCTCGGCAAGTAATCCGGTAACGACCGATGACGAAAGGAGAGCACCACAATGGACGAGAACATGAAGAACCTGACCTCGATGGACGACGAGGAGATCGAGCAGGCCAAAGCGGAGGCGAAGAAGGCCCAGGACCTGTTCACGCTCAAGTTCAGAAAGCCGTTTACCTACGAGAGCGTGGAGTATGACGAGCTTCAGTTCGACTTCGAGAGCCTGACCGGCAACGACAGCCTGCAGATCGAGGCGGAGATCAACCGCACCGGCCAGCAGGTCGCCGTTCCGGCGTTCTCGGGCGAATTCATCGTGCGCATGGCCGCGCGCGCGTGCACCGCACCCATCGGCCACGACGCGATGCGGCTTATGAGCATGCGCGACTGGCACAGGCTGAGGGCCAGGGCGAGAAATTTTTTAATGGCCTCGGAGCTGTAGTCGGCGACGGGGGCGGGTGGATCCGGACGCAGGCGCTCGTGCTGGCGAAGAACTGGAACACGCCCGTCCCATACTGGCTCGGCATCCCGCTGACGGAGCTGCGCGAATGGATCCGTTCAAGCAACGACGTGGTCCGGGAATCCGAGAAAAAATGACGAGAGGAGGGCGCCAAATTGCCTGCATTCAAAGATTATCAGATGATGTTCCAGCTGAACGCCTCGACGAGCGGATCGTTCCAGTCGGCGTTCAGCGGGGCCGGGAACGCGATCATGCAGCTGCAGAGCAAGATCGACGCCCTCAACCACAAGCAGGGCGACATCGCCGCATACCAGAAGCAGCAGCAGGCCGTGGAGCGCACCAAGCAGAGGCTCGAAACGCTCAGGCAGCAGTACGAGAACCTTCGGCAGGCGCAGGAAAAGGCGGGCGGCTCCAGCGTCGACCTGCAGAACAAGATGCTCGCCAAGCAG